CACCGCCAATAAATAACATTTTCTTTATTGTTGATTTATTAAGAAGAGTTGTGCTGCTTACTCTGGCCTCGTCTAGCTCAATTTTTTTCTTATCGGTCATGTGTTCTGCAACAAACATAACGTCCTGTGGGATAAATGAGTCGGTGTCAAAGTCGAACACAAATTCGTTTATACTGTGGCCACCCCTTTTAGTATAAAGAATTGACGATCCTATTCTTGCTGGTGTGGCAGGAAAGCTACCAGAGGTAGCCTCTTGTTGTACAAATGGAATTGGTAAATTAATATCACGAACCGTAAACTCATCAGTAACAGTTCCCATAGATAAAAATCTTCCAGAGCTTAACCACTGAATGCCATTTCCTCCGACAGCCGCAAGAGAAAAATCTTTAGCATCATCATCACCGCTTGCTACCAGTGGTTCTTCAGAAAGCTTACTAACATTAAATGCCCTGCTTGCCCACACAGTATCCGGCGAACCAGTGCACCCACCAAACACAAGCCTAGATTCGTGGTATGCAACAGTTCTAGGCCACCCTCTTTTAGGAGGAGTAACGCCAGACCTAATCTTGCCGCCCCAAGACTGAGGTGCCCAAATGCCTGTTTTAGCCGTCAAAGAATTACTGACAAACCTAACCGTAACACCACAAGATAAATTATCACCAGCAACAGTATCAACCTCAACAATAGTAACCTCTGGTATACCGTTTGCTAGCTTCCAAAAAGAACCAACATCATCTGAACTAAATGGGATATGAGTTCCGCCACCACTGCCATCATCAGCAACAAGTTCTAGCTCGTCACCAACAGAGTAACTGACATCAAGAGTTCCTCCGGGCGCTGTGTCCCCATCAACGTTCAGTTGAAGTGTATTATCTTTGTTGCTCTCTGGATTATATTACTCATATGGTACCGATTGATAAGTGTTTGTGTCCCCGGAATTAATAACAGAATGAATGCTGGACCAATCAAAAATAGCAAAATCATTCTTGTCGTCTCTGCGAATAAATATTGGCGGTCGATCTCTGTGTACAATAATTAAAAGATCATCTGCTATTGTCCACTGAATCTCTCTTATGTTTGTGATGTTTACATAATCAAGGCCGCTGGCTCCACCAGAAATAGTTAACCCACTACCATGTGTTAGGCTTGTTCCGTCAATAGTATTTATACCAACAACAGAAGACCCAGTAGCTAAAAGCGTAAAGTAAAATAAATAAACCTCTTCTGAGTCCTGGTCAATAATCCACGGAATAAGAGCAACAGAACTAAGATTGCCGTTAGCAGTAATATCTTCGTAGAAGCGAGTGCCTGGTCTTCTCTTGGCACCACCCTGTGGATTAATTATAAAGTTAGTTAACTCTTCGCAACCGTGCTGGTATTGAGGAACATCAACTCTGCCTAGTATCTTCGGACTTAATTCTCCACCAAGAAAACTGGTCCGATTAAAATTCGCCCGCCCCAAAGAATGTCCCCCTACTTCTGGAAGTGATCCAGGTGTCAGCAATGAATGAATCAGGACTTCCCTCTTGAGCGTCGTAACTACGAGCGTTCCTTAGGTGCCACTGATAAGAAGCAAATATGTCTTGAGCAACGCCACGAGATTGAACAATCGCATAAGCAAGGTCAGCAGCAATTCTCCAGGCTAAAACCTCTGCAAAGTCTGCGCTGAATAAAGCTGTTGTTGTTACCTCTGCAATATAGCGAGCGTTTATTGTAGCCGCATCGGTTGCAATCCTGCGATTACCGCCATTGTTTTCAATCTTGTATTTCTCGTTTAAATATTCAGTATCTAGGATTCTAAGAAAATCACTAGGAAGAACAAAATAGTTATCAAAACCGTAAGCAGGGCTAGCGGTGTCCAAAGCCAAAGCAGCACGCTTAATAGCAAAATTCCAAGGATGACTCCGAAGAACTTCATTGCGGAGTTTAGAATATTGTTCTTTGCAAAGCCTGGCTTCTTTGGAATCTTCATCAAGTGAAGCTATCCTCTTGGCCCCTAGCTTAGCAAGAGCCGAATTACAAATAGACGTTTCCGTGACTGCCATAGAAAAGACGCTCCCCTACCAAGAATGATAAGGGAACGTTCTAGATTAGTCTAGTGAGTAATATACCCACACCTTAATCTTGTCGCCGATACCAGCGTCTGTGGTCTCATTCGCAGTTATGATTAACTGAGTCTCCTCAGCGAACTCAAAGCTGTTGCCAGCCAGAGTTAGGTCATCACTCATGCGAACGTTCGCAGCAGCAGATCCAACCTCAACAGCACTCAAGAATGCGTTGGGGTCAGCAGCGTCTGAACCGTTAGCTTCAAACCCAAAATCTAACTCTCCGCTACCACCAGCAGAACCAAGCTGCGGGCTTTGTAGATGAGCGTCATACATTTTAGCGCCTTTAGGTAGCTTCATACACTTAATTACATCAGCGGCTGTTAATTCAGCAGCTAAAGTAATCTCGTCATAGGAAACCCTAAGGCGACCAAAATCCATTTTGGTTTCGATCTTCTCGGCAGGGACGTTAACGTCTCTTAATGTTGCATTTACACCATATAAAGTAGCCATATCGCCCTCCTATTAAGCAGAATTCTTACAAGCGATATCAAGAACTTTAACGTCCTCTAGACGTGTAGCTCCAATACCCATGCTTGCATAAACCTGAGTTAAATAATGTTTGTCAGGACGAACATCAATTCGACCTTTCATATCTCTACCTACTGATAACATAACGCCATCAGAGGCCCAACATAGAACGTGGTCTGCATCGGTTTCAGTAGCATCGTTTGAACCCGCATCAACAATACCTGTAGCATTTACATAAGATGCATCTGCCTGAGGAATGCGCTCTGTTCTAATGAAAGTAAAGCCCATAAACTCATCAACTTCACCGCGCACAAGTGCTTTTACAGTGTTGTAGTCAGAGCTAGTAACTTCTGTTTCATTTAACAAAGACTCTAGTTGCTCAGCACCTAAAGCACAATAACGACGAATCGAAGGATCAACCTCCGCTTTGTCTAGCACTTTCTTTGCTCTGCGTAATGCGTCAATGTTCAATCGAGAAACAACAGTTGGTCCAACACTGGTGTAAGAAATAAGCTTAGAAGCATCAGGTAGAGCAATTGTAGAAATTGTTCCACGACCTTCATAGGCGTTTCCTTGCATCGCAGTGATGAGCACGTCATCCATTGCACGTCCCAAAGCCCACATTGCCGCTTGGCTGTATGGTCCTTGAGGATCGATTAGTGTTCTGATCTTATCTTCTTCATCGATAAAATCGTTGTAATACCAGTCTTCAAGCGTCACACGTCTTTTAGAGTGTGGCGTATCAATCTGGCCCGTATCAGAGTGTCGTCCAACTTTCTTGATCGCACTGGCTGCACCAATACGTTCATAGAATGCGGACTCACCCTTTTGTGATTCGTTGCGAACAGCCATTCTAAGTCTAGAACCCTTCTGTTGTGAAAGGTGAAAGACGTTAGAAGTAAACTGATCTACAAACGACTGAGGAATTTGTTGAGACATAGTCCCCTCCGTAGGTTAAAGTTTATTTCTGTTTGTTTTCGCTAGGTTATCTCGTGTACGAGGCCTTACTTGCGGTTTTTACATCACGCCCAGATGGTTCTCATGGACCGTAAAACGGGTACCCATAAAAAAAGGGTGCCTTATTACGGGCACCCAGTCAAGCGTATAAACAAAGAAAGACAATGTTAAATTAGAATGTATCTGTTTGAACGTCTTTTGTCGAGCTAACAATCTTGGTTAATTTCTGAACCTCTTCAACGATTCGCTCGTGATCTGCGTGGTCCTTATTATAATAAGGGTTTTTGCTTTCATCATAGTTGCCAATGATTTTATTAATCTTTGCCTGTGCATCCTGTGGTGTTACGCCAAAGTGTGTCACGTCGCCTCCGTCTTCAATCTTACCCTCGGTTACGCGCTCGCCAACCATGGCCATAAGCTTTAGCATACCTGGATGAGAACCAACCTCTGGCACATCTAAGAGTGACTTAAGTGCTGGAATTTGTTCTTCGTAATATCCTGCGCCAGCTCTTGCGAACTTAACTTTTGCATCAAAGGCTGACCC